CCGAACTCGTCGATTCTTTGTCGATCGAGTGCAGACAATGCTCGACCGTACCGCTCGATGTCATCAGCGGCCGGGCCGATGTTGTTGAAGAACGGAATGAGGTCAGCCCCAGCCTTCCCAAACAACGCCGTCGCGGTCGCGGTGCGTCGGGCAGGATCTTCAATGTCCGCAAGGGCGCGGCCGATCCGCTGATACTGCTCTTCAGGCGACAGTGCCGAAAGCTCTTCCGCAGTGACGCCGATCTCGGCGAGTGCCTTCTGCGCCGCCTTGCTCTCCTCGTCCACGCCAAGCACTGACTTCTGGAGCCGCCCGAACGCCGCGCTCACTGCGTCAATGCTTGTGCCGCTGCGACGCGCCGCCTCTTCGAGCGTCTGGATGAACTCGAACGAGACGCCGAGCTTGTCGGCCGTGTTGCCGAGTTTCTCGACGCGGTCGTCGAGTTGCGTCAGGCCGCTGACTACGGCTGCCGCTGCCGCACCGAAGGCAGCGATGCCAGCGATGGCGAGCGTGAAGGGATTGACGAGTGCCGTCACCGACGCCGCAAGCCCCGAAAAGCCCTGCGACAAGCCGCCTGCAAAGATGCGAGACAGCCCCTCGCCAGCAGAAGCGAGGCCAGAGATGCGTCCAGCCACGTTGCCGATCGGGCCGGGGAGCGCGGCGAATACGCCCGAGAGTTCGTTGAACTGGAGCGTGTTGCTTGCGACAGATTCAGTCGCCGAGTCGAGTCCGCGTGTCGCACGCTCTGCTGCGGTCAGACCCCTAGCAGAGTTTTCCACGGCTCGGTTGTACGTCTCTTGCGAGATGCGGCCGGCATCAAGCTGCTCTCTGAGTTCCGCCTGTGCCCGGTCAAACCGTTCCAGCGTTGTGAGGTTTGCTTCCGTGATTTGCTGCGCTCGCTGGAATGCCGCAGCCTCTCGGTTTGCCGCCTCCGTCAGCCGATCGAACCCGGCCGCAAACTCCGTCGCGCTGCCGCCGTCGCGGAGCGTGTTGATGAGATCTTGAGCCTGCTGCTGGAATCGTTCCTGGGCCGCAGCTGCGGCGTCGCTGCCGCCTGAGAACTTGTCGAACTGGGCCGTGAGTTTGTCGGCCTGGTCGCCGAGTCCGACGAGCGCACGCTGCACCGGATCGAGCTTCAGCCCGCTGGCATCCGCCGTGACCCGCAACGCCAGTGAGAGGACATTAGCCATCGTCGTTCAGTCCGAGTGCCTTGCGCAGTGCCAAGAGTGCAGCCATATCCTGGGACTCGTGCTGCGGGGGACGCTCGATCGGGTTGAAATCCTCTGGCTTGGGTCGTTTTTGGTTCTTGCCTATGTGCGGTGCAACCAACGCAGTCACGATCAACGCGGTCTCGCGCCACGAATCCGGCAGTGCGGAGTAGTAGCGGTTGTAGGCGATCCACTCGCTGAACTCGGCGGAATCCATCCGCGTGCCCAACTCGCGAACCGTCATCCGCAAGTCCCGAGCGACGGCAAACATATACCGCCGCGTCGGGCTTGCGTTCAGCCTTTTCCCAACTCTTTTACGTCCTCCTCGGTCATGCGGTTGTGCTTCATCGCTTCGTCGAACAGACGCCCCATCACGGCCCCGCTTTTCTGCGAAAGCGCGTCGATCTGGTCACGGCTGAACAGCAACTTGCCAGCCTCATCACATAGCACGCCAGCGAGGTACTGCGTGCGGAAGTTGTCGATTCCGGTCTCACGCTTGCCGATCCACTTCCGCTCGTAGGCGTCCCGCTCGCCGACGCTCATCACGCGAATGAACACGTCGCCTCCCCACTCCGAAACGTGAACTCGTTTCAGCCCCATGTCGTCAGCGGAAAGAATCTGCTCTGCCGTCAGTGCCATGACTGGAAGTTCTCCTATGGGTTGCTCTGTGCGCCGACCGTGTCTTGAATCGTAAAGGTGAACGCAAATCTCACGGCGTCGTTCGCCGTCGATTCGACGCGGTAGCCGCTGTAGATGCAGTCGTAGTCGAAGAGCGTCACCGACCCGCCAGCAGTGCTGGCCGGGGACTGAATAATCAGCCGCTTTCGCGTGCCGTAGCCGCTGGCCAGGCTCTGCAGTGAGAAGCCAAGCAGACGCACTTCGCCCAGCTTGGAAGTCCAGACGGTCGTGCGGCCTTCGGGCAGATTGCCCTGGTACACGTCCGCCTCAAGCGACTGCACTTCCGCCAGGGCAGACCCGCCCCACGTGAAGGTGAACCCCTGGCACGGAATCGCCATGCGTCACCCCCGCCTATCTGGCGACGGTGATGACGCCTTGGCCTCGGATGGCGTCGTTCGTCGCCAGCGTCAGCGTAGAACTCTGGACGGTGTAGTAGCTCGCGGAGTTGCCACCGACGAGGTTAGATCCGGCGACGGTAATCTTGTACGTGCCGGTCGCGCCGTCGTTGATGACCACCTTGCCGATGTAGTCGAACGTGACCTGGCGGCCCGAACCGCCGTCCTCGGCCGGCACGACCAATGGGGGACTCATCCTGGCAGCAAGAGCACCGGTCGTCTGCCCGAGGTGAGCGATGTCGATTTGGGTATCGCCGGCAGCCCCCGGATTCGTGTTCGACAGCACGATGTTCGTGACGACATACGTCGTGGCGTCGAGCGTGAGTGTCGTGGCGTTACCGGCGACTGCGGTATCATGCGGGGTTGCGAATGACACGGGCTAGATCTCCTGCCAGAGAATGGTGTAGGTCTGCGTCACGCTGTAGACGGGCGGCAGTTCGCCGCCGGCCAGTTGTACGAACCCGTCGCTCTCGCTGAGCAGCGACACGTTGCGAACTGAAATCCAGTTTCCCAAGGCACCGTTGAAACCATCCAGTACCGCCCGGCAGCGGTCGGCAAGTTCCCTTACTGCCTCATAAGTGGTCGCGTACATATCCACGGCCAGCGTCACGGTAGCGATTCCTGACGGGCCGGATAGGGTGGCTTCCCGCTGCACCGCCTGCCGACGCCATGTGACGAACGGGATCGCCGCCGAGGCGGGGGCGATGACGGGGTACACCCGGTCGCCCACGATCTCCGCGACGGCGGGGGCGGCGACCAGGGCATCGCCGATCAGACGCTCGGGGGATTTGACGCTCATTAGTCGATGCTCCCGGTGGCAGACCGCGAGAGCGTGCTGATCGCTTGCTCTAGGCTGATTCGGAGTTCCCGCTGGAGGATCTCGCCCACCGTAGCCTGTGTTCGATCCCATGCCGTCTGGAGTGGCGGAAGACCGGCAGAACCACCGGCAGGCATCGCCGGAATCGTGATCGGCGTGCCCGACTTGCGGAAGAACGCATTCGGGTAGCCTGGCCGCGTCTGAACGCGATGCGGCACGCCCGACCCCCTCGGCGGTCGCGGAGTAGGAGTGAATCCTTTGAACCCGCCGAGCCGGTTGAAACTGGAAGCGATGTAGCCACCTTGCCGGGCGACCGGGTGCGACTGCACCTGGGCAACCTTTCCCGACTTCATTACTCGCTTGTGAGCCTTGCGCGTGTACGGCTTGTCGGCAGGCTTGCTGATCGTCCGCGCGTCGGTGCCTTCTTCTAGCCAGTATTGGTGTCGCGCGCGGTCTGGCCCCTTTCGCACGCTGCCGCCGGCTGCACTCTCCGAATCAGCCCTCGCCGCCCGGCGAAAGCCAAGCAGGGCGACAGCAACGCCGTCATCGCGATAGACCACGTACTTCGTCTTGATCGCTCGACGCAGGTTGCCCGTCGGCCCGAGCGGGGTCGTTTCCTTGAGAGCCAACTCTGCCGGAAGCATCGCCTTCTGCAACGCGGCCCGCAGGATCACGACCGCCCGCTGCCTGCCGAACACTTGCCCGATGTCCTTCTGGAGTTGCCCCAAACCGGCAAGCTCGGCCGAGAGTTCAATGCGTCCTAGTGCCATTACTCCACCCTCTCGGTGCAAAGCAACTCGTGCTCGCTGCGGTTTGCGTGTTCGAGCAGCGTCGTGATCTCCAGCACCCGGCCGCGCCACAGGAGCCGCATCGTCTGCACAAGCCCCGTCACGTACCGCAACCGCACGCGGTGCGTGCCCTCGGTCTGCTGCTGCCCCAGGAGCAGCACCTCGCGGGCTGATAGCCCCTCGACGCTCGCCCACCGCTCCGCGAACGCAGACCACTCAAGCGTCGTCTCTCCGAGCGAGTTGCGTCGCTCAGTCGCCTGCTGAATCGTGACTCGCTCCCGCAGGCGACCGGGGTCAAGAGCCATACATCACCAGCATGTAGGAAGCGGTGCCAGCGGTGCCGAACACACTGATGGAGAACGAGGCGGTCTCTATCGCCTCCGAAACCGCAACTTGTCCCGCTCGCGAGTAAATCGTCCAGTCATTGACGCCGCACCCGCCAATGCCGTCGCACGCCACGAGCGTCGGCCCACTCGCCTGGAACGCCACCCGCGACACGCTGCCGAACGAGACCAGATTCCCCGCTGCGTTGCGGTAGGTCGTGGGGGCGACGGGCACGCTCACAACCGCCGTGCCGACCGTGCCCGACACGACCGCCACCTTGCCATCGGGGTACTCGGTCGCAGACGCAAGCGACACGAGCTTCATCCGCTGCACACCCGTCGCCGTCGTGCGGTCAGTGAAGTCAACGTCGATCACGAACTTGCCGCGAACGTCGCTCATGTACCGTAGATCACGAGGGTGTAGGAGGCGGTGCCGGCGGTGGCAGTGGGAAACTGAATGTCAAGACTTCCGGACACATTGCAGCTAGCCACCGCAACCATTGAAGACATTGATGCGGCTAACGATCTTTCCGAATCGTTTGATAAAACTTCAACAACTTGACTGCCGCTGGCGGAAAACGCTACGCGGCTAATGTTTGAGAACGATATAAATGCACCCGATGCGTCACGGTAGGTAGTTGGAGCTGTGTTCACAGAAACTTGGGTCGTGCCCACCGTGCCCGTCACGATAGCCACCTTGCCCGTCGTGTACTCAGTCGCATCCCGCAGTGTGATCGTATTGAGTGAACTGCCGCCCGCCGTTGTCGTGCTGTCGGTGAACGCGACATCCACTGCGATGGTGCCGCGTACGCTCATCGGTAAGAGCCCCACTTCGCCGAATCGAGCAACGCCTTCACGCCGAATGGAATCTCCGAGAGGCTCACGGCGTCAGCCGCCATCCGCCGCTCGTACCACATGCCCACAAGCCACAGGATCGCGTTCTTCACCCGCTGCGGCACGCTCGCCCCGGTGCCGTCACGCCCAGCGTGCCACGTCACTGTCACCGCGTTGTAGTCGAGCAAGTGCGAGGGCCAGGAGCCGTTGTAGTTCGTCCGCAGAACGCCCGGCACGCTGTCACGATCGACCCGGTACTCGGCAGTCGAGAGCGTCGCGGTGCTCTGGTTCTCCAGCGTGTAGGTGATGCTGACCGCCGTCACCGTGCCGCTGGTCGCCATCGGCGGGCGTGGCAACTCGATCTCCACCGGGAACGAGTCGAGGGTCATCCGGTACTGCGTATGCACGAACGTCTCGTCGCAGTACGCCTCGCACCACTCACGAGCCGCCTTGAGGTAGGCAGCGATCAGGGCATCGTCCGTGTCGGTATCGACCCGGCAGTGTGCCTTGGCTTCCGCGAGCGAGACCGGCTCAGCCGCCGGTTGCGTCAGGGTCGTGAGGCTGCGGTATCGCATTCGGTTTCCTGCCACGCCTCGGCCTTGCGTCGGCCCGCTCGGAATCGGGATCGGCTGTCGCCGTCTCGACCAAGTCCATCTGCGACTCACGCACGGCGATGCCGTCGCGGATGAGCCGCTCTGCCGTCTCGTTCTCGCAATCGACAACTCGGCCCACGGTGTAGGTCGAGTAGTTCTTCACCAGTTTGATTTTCACGATTTCGGCACGCTCCACGCAGTTGCTGGCTTACCGTTGGCGGTGTAGTCGCTGACGTACTGAAACACGGGCTTCTGCAGGTCTTTGCCAGGCCACACAGCAACCCACTCTCCGTGGCCGATCGAGACCCGTGGCGAAATGTAGACGCGATTCCCAGCCTTGCGAAACTGCCTCCAGAACCAGATATCAGCATCGACGCGGCCGGCTTCATACTTGCCCTCCGCGTTGGGCTGATCCTGAAACCACGGCTTCGGCGTTCGCTTGAGAGCCTTCGTCGAGATCAGCGTGCATCCGAAGTGCGCCGAGTCCACTTCCTGCACCGGCTCGGCGAACCACGACATGGACAGTTCCGTGCTGCCGCCTTCTGGCGGATTGTCCAGCATCCCCGGCAGCGTGAACATCGGACGACCGTCCTCGCGTTTCACTTGCAGCGGCGCCAGGGCGTCGCACTGAAAAGCCATCGCCATGGCCACAAGTTCCTCGACCGTCTTGCGATCCCAGAAGGAATCCATGTCAGTGCAGAGGATGTATTCCGTGGAGTCCACGAACTGCTCCATGCACCGCTGCAGCACCTGTCCCCAGAGAGCCCCTTGCCCCAGCGTGGGCCGGATGCCCAGCGGCATCAAAGCCTGTGCCCAGCCGAAGACGTTCGAGAGGGGGCCGAACCGAGGCCCACTCATCAGGCACTCGATCCGCACGTCAACGTCCGTGCCGCCAACCTTGACGATCATGCGTACTCCAGAAAACAGAGATGGCGGGCAAGGCTCATGCCTCACCCGCCATCCACTGTGTCGAGACTGTCAAGCGATCAGCCGGAATACTTCGCGAGGGCACCCTTGGCGGAAGCCGACTCGGGGGC